AGGCAGCAAGTTGAAAAGAACACCATTAAAACGAACCGCTTTCAAGCCAAAGGTTCGAAAGAAGCACGATTGGTCAGCAATGCGAACTGCAGTAGCAAAGCGTTCTGCTGGTCGTTGTGAAGCCCGTTGGGATGGATGCACAATTCTGGCTGCACATGTTCATCACATCAAACTTCGTTCTCAAGGCGGAGGTGATGAGCCAGAGAATCTTTTGGCTGTTTGCAATCATTGCCACACCATGATTCATAACAATGTTGCTCTTGCAGTAACAAAAAAACATTTGTTTTCAAACAAAGGTTGACAAAGACTAAACAGGGGTGTATCTTTGACAAAAGAAGCGGGGAACACCCCCTCAACAAAAGGGAGACAGAAATGGCTCAGTCAGTAAAAGAAACCAAAATTCGGTGGTCAACACCACCACCGAAGAGAACTGGTACACACAAAAACAATGGTGGTGGACGAACCATGCGATTCGTTGCAGCACTCAAGGCTCGACCAAATCGTTGGGCAATTTACACCGAGGGTTCAAATAACGCCGTGATTGTTTCAATGGCGAAGAAGAGGTTTCCAGAAACTGAATGGACAAGCCGCAAGCAGCCAGATGGAACTTTCACCATCTACGCTCGCTACATCGGCAAGTAACTCGAATGGAACATTCCGTTTCAATGACGGAAAGAAACGGAATTGTTTCCATCCAGTTTGTGGTCTACATGCGACCATGGACAACCAACTCAGAACGAAGCGGCAACCGCTGGGTCAGGGCAAGCAATACAGCAGAGTGGAGGCAACTCTACGGCTGGCTCGCCAAGACTCAGCGGTTCCCTCGTTTAACGAAGTCGGTTGTAACAGTTGGTCTCTCAATGAAAGGGAGACTGCAAGATTGTGCAGCATGCAACCCAGCCGTCAAAGCAGCAATCGACGGGATGGTCGACGGAGGGCTTCTTTCCGATGACACACCAGAACATCTGCTCGGAATCATGTTCCTTGCTCCAGTGAGAGCAAAGACAGACAGAATCATCATCACAATCACAGGGAGTAAAGATGAGTGACACACCACATCTGCCGTATGCAGGCACAGCAGGCTTTGTAAGAGGCTCTGACACATCAATCGACCGAGCACAGCGGGAAGCATCAAACGGGGCTGCCACACACCGCCAGATGCTTGTAATGGAAATCCTCGAAAAACATCCTGAAGGCTTGACTTGGAAAGAACTCAGTCTTTTGATGGGGCTGCATCACGGGCAGATTTCTGGCGCTCTGTCGATTCTTCACAAAATGGGCAAGGTCGCTCAGTTGAGGACCAAACGAGGCAACTGCCATCCATACCTCTCGATGCGATTGGCGGACCAGCACCCTTTGACCGAGTTGATTCTGACTCCAAGCGACACAAAAGCAGGTCAAAAACGAAAAGCCATTGACCGTGTGGTTGAGGCAGCCCGAATGGTGGATAAGAACTTTGACTTGGAATCATGTGCGGCGCTGAGTGAGGCTCTCAGGCACCTTGATGCGATTACGAACACTTGACCGTGCTATCGTCCGAGGTCATGAATGAGTTCGGACAAGTACGAATTGAAACAAACGACGAAGTAGAAGATTCGGACCTCGACAAGGTGAAGATTCTTACCTCCATGATGAGGGAACATCAAAGCGCCGTGGTCCGTCTGGGCAACCAGCGCCGCAGTGTCATTCGCCGACTTCGTAAGTCCCGTGTTCCTTACCGAGTCATTGCCGATGCGTGTGGCGTCACAGACCAAGCATTGTTTGCCGACCTTCGCAAACATCCAGAAAAAGATTGACTTGACACAGCCAGTTCATCTGGTGTAAATTTTTGGTGGAGGGAAAGGGATACACCAAATGACAAGACACACCGACCGAAAAATGTGTGAATACGCAATGAACAAGGTTTGGGTAAAAACAGCAAAACTGTTTGATTACTGCGGTGTTCGATTCGACAACATCAAAGAATTGACCATGGATGATTGGCAAAAGGTTTTTGATTGCCGCCATGGTGATGAGCAACTTGAAGCACTTTTTGTTGAACTTGAAGAGGCTCGGGCTTACAAGAACGAGTGTTACGCAAGGTTGCCAAAACGATGAAGTATCACAAGCATTTCAACAACATTTCTGAGCACACGGTCGCTCGGACACGATTTATGATGAAGGACTGGCGATTATCTGACGAAGAGCGCCGCTGGGGTCACATGCAGGCTTGGCTCATCGTGGTTTCGGTGAAGAGGGGAATGGAAATCCCGATGTTGGTCCGTGACCCAGCCGCTGGCTCTGGTTTCTACCGTCCGTCAAGGAACCAGATTCACATGGCGAAGCCATCAATCGTGACTTTGCTTCATGAGTTCCGACATGCGATGCAACGCCAAGGCAAGGCAGGTCACTGGGTCGATGCCGAGAAAGACGCTCGGGGCTGGTCGCTCAGCCTGTACTGGCAGATTGCGCCAAACACTTTGAAGCGGCTGGTTTCGACAGGCGAAATCATGCACATGACAGCGGCGGATTTCGATTGACTTGACACACCTAGTTCATCTGGTGTAGTTTTTAAGTGGAGGGGAAAGGGACCTCCAGAAAGGAAAGGGACAGATGCCACAAGCACCTCGCTGGGACGCTCACGACGCCCACATGATGCGACTCCAAGGTCACACTTGGCGAGCAATTGCTGACCACTTCGGAGTCAGAGGTGAATCGACCATTCGAGAGGGTGTTCGTCGTTACCTCGGTATCGGAGAACGAGACCTAGCCCGAAGCCAAGCAGCAGCCACGGCGCTTGCAGCCCGCTGGCAGGCACGGAGCACAGACCGCACCTTCGGTGTCGAGATTGAGTTCCACACGGCAATTCGTGGAGAGGTCGCAGCGGCGCTGGAAGCAGTGCTCGGCTACCACATTCACATGACTGGCTACCACGGAAACATTTGCGTGACCTGCCGCCAGCCAGTGAGCGGTTACACCCAGTGGAAGTTGGAGACAGACTCCAGTGCAACACAGGGTATGAGCAACGCTGGTGCCGAGCCTTGGAACCAAGGTGGTGAGTTGGTCAGCCCAGTTCTCAAGGGTGCCGCTGGTCTCCGAGAGATTGAGAAGGTCATGGCTGCTCTTCGAAGCGTCGGTGCCAAGGTCGACCGTCGACACGGTATGCATGTTCACCTTGGTGTCGCAGACATCATGGGAGACAATCGTGCTCGCCTCTTCCGCAACTACAAGCAAGCGCAGAACACACTGTTTCGCTTGGTTGCCAAGTCTCGCCAGAACAACACTTACTGCCGAAAGTTGGCGGAGTTCGACATCGAACAACGAGCAATCGCCGCCGAGTGCAACTACCCAATGCGGGGTAGCCACACTGACTCGATGAACATCTCGAACATCGGTCGAATCGGAACTATCGAGATGCGTATGCACCAAGGAACACTCAGCGGCAAGAAGGCAACCGAGTGGGTCAAGTTGCTCATCGCCTTCTTCGATGCCAGCCGAGACGGAATCGTCATCGACGCTGACAACGAACTGGTTGACACACTTCTCGCAAACGGCAAAATCTCAGCCGCCAGCGCCGAGTGGTTGAAGAACCGCCAAGAAACCCTCTACCCCACGGCAGTAGCCGCCTAAGAAAGGAAAAAGAAAATGTGCGGAATCGCAGGATTTTCAATCTCAGACCAAGACCATCGACACATCAATTGCCGCAAACTGGCTAAGGCTTTAGCCCTCCAGATTCAGCGCCGAGGCACTGATGCGACTGGTGTGGCATGGAGCCAAAAGGACGATGACAACGCTCTCGGCGTTTGGTTCATGAAGGATGCAATAGCAGCCAGCCAGTTCATCGAAAGCATGGACCAGATGGCGACCTACACACGGTCAGCAATCATTCACACTCGGTACGCCACAAAGGGAAGCCCCGAGAACAACAACAACAACCACCCAATCCTCGTCGGTGACACCATCGGAATCCACAACGGAGGGATTCGCAACGACGACGAAATCATCGCCGAAGTTGGAACGGGTCGGACAGGTCAAGTTGACACGGAAGCAATCTTCCGACTCATCGATGCTACTGACAAGCCAACGGACCATCTTCACCGTCTCGAAGGTTCAGCCGCAATCGCTTGGTTCAACACCAACGAACCAGCAATCGTAAATGTTGGTCGAATTCGCCAAAGCCCATTGTTCATCGGCTCAACACTCGGTGGCTCAATGGTGTTT